TACCGACTTGTCACCCTTCATTGCGTAAGATGAATAGTCCGAAATGGTTGGAAGCAAAATACTTTGCTGCTTCAAAACCTCTTGTACAACTGCCGCAATCGCATCCTGTGCAATCGCAGTTACTTCTGTCAGGCCAATTTCATTTGCCATATTTTAAACCCTCCATGGATTTATTAATTAGTTAGAACCTCTTTTATTATAAACACCGTTCGCGCTCATCTCGGCAACCTTCTTGATCTTATCAGCTAACGATAGCTTACTAAAATCATCATCCTTGCCGTTGAGCGACTGCTTATCTAGCTTTGGATTTACATCGTTTATTCCTGAAACCTTTTTGCTAAACAAATAAGGCTTCTTACCAATCACCGACGTAACCTCTCGCTGAATATCAGTCGAGTTAACTGAAAAATCGTCCCCAAACTCAATCGCGTTTAGATCCATACTCTTCAGCAGAAGATCGGTGTCCACACATCCGTGCTTGGCACCCTCAGCTTCGACCGCGGCAGTTAAAAGTTTGTAAGCGTAATTCTTCTTAAAATCTTTTATCTGCGTGTCTTTTTCGCCAACTTGTTTCCTCAAAGACTCGATCAACTCGTTAGACTTACCCTGCGTCTGCATCTCGGCCTGAGTGTACTTCTGTACTTCAGCCTCTAATGCTTTTGCCTTTTCCTTGGCAGCTTTAGCCTCACTCAACACCTTTTTATAAGTGTCGTATGCGACTTTGTCCTCTTTGACAGGCGTCTCTTTAATTGTCTCTTTGATTTCGTCACCACTGGTAACTTGGTCGGCTTGGCCACTGGCCTTTGTATCTTCTGGCATAAACTCTAAACTCCTTTTTATGTTGTTGCAATTACTTATTTTGTAATATTATTCGTCTCAAAAACCTTTTAACCGTAACTACAGTCCTTTTCCTAAAAGCTTTTGACACAAATAAAAACTCAAAACCCATATCACTCAAATAGTTAGACAACTTTTTGTTGTCCACCGATTTAGTCTTTCCAGACCCAGTCTTGTATCCAGGATGACGACCAGAAGGCTCAACGCTAACTAGACCTTCCGATGGGAAAACCTTAGCGACAATCGATTCTAAAAACTTACCCGTGAAAGTTAAATTAGATTTACTAGAGCCTAAATAAAACTCTCCTGTAGAATTGTACCGCTTTAAATACTCACGACTCTTTTGCCAACTCGTAGATAAACTAGGAAATACTTTACCACCCGGTGATTTTCCACTTCTAGCACTTCCTAAAACATCCGCTTGTAATTGCTCAGCTAACTCTGAAAGCAAAGCCTTATCTGTGCGTACTTTATCAAAAGTCTCACGCACGCTTCTTCTAACTCCAGGAATGCCAGTTATTTTTACCTTAGCTGATGCCATGATATGTCCACTTATCTAAGAACTTTGCTTGAACAATAAAGGAATAATCCGTCTGAACTAACTTCGACACCCGCTCGTTATAAATATTTGCCACAACTTCGAAATCGCCATTGTGCGTGCGCACGCTTCGCTGAACTAAAAAAGTAACGCCCGCCATGTCTCGATGCGTGTAAATGCCCGCTACAAAATCCTCAACCATCGTCGGCACCAAACTCAAACCCACTCCGTGGATTCAAGGCCCCAATTATCTCGCTAATAACCCGGTCCCGCTCAGACTGTAATGATTTCGTCTCGGACTTCACTCTGTCAATAAATTCTAATTTAATATCATCAAGCTCTGACTTGCTAAGCCCAAAAAAAGGACGCTTAGGAACAGTGTCCCCAACATTGTGATTATATGCCTTCGCATTCTCGTTATCATCTATCCAACCAATCGTTACCTTGCCAGCATCATTACCAACAACGTCCAATGTCCCTAACATCTGACCCGTTAGCTCCATATTCACTTTGTTCTTACTCTTGCCGAAAGCCTTAAATTCTAAACTCTCAGCATACATCTTTGAATAAGGTGATTTTAATTTAACCCCGTCCAAGCCCTTACCAGAACTAGTTCGCTCGATAATCTTATCAATCATCGCTTGACCAATTGCTTGAGCTAAACCTGAATTGCCAGAAAAGTTAGCGCCAAACAAATCGTTTAAATCAAGCGTCTGACTGACTTCCGACTGGGTCAGCTTTAAGCCCTTTGTCTTGGCCATTCACCACACCTTGATCTGGATTGTTAACTTGCTCAGGGATTTTCATCGCGCTCTTTGGAAATAGTAATTCGTCCTTGTCAATCTCTTCAGCCAATACCAAAGCCTGCTCACGATCAATTCCATTTAGCTCCATCAAAGCGTCAATTCTAGACTTAAGCCCAAGCTCACGCTCTTTTGTGATCGCATCTAATTGTTCGTTTCGACTTTGAATCATCTGAGGCTCTGCAAACTTAACACTAAGTTTTACACCCTCTGGGATTTCGGCAATCTGTAAATCCTTATCCAACAAATCACTGCCACGTAAAATATTATTCCAAGCAACGATAATATCAAACGCCTTAACCTCGGCTTGTCGATACAATTCCATATCTCCCTTTGATGCCTCGAACTGCGAAATCATCGCAAGTAATCTCTCAACACCAGACGAGAACTTCTCGCCCTGGCCCTTACTAGACACAATCGATGGATCCAAACCTCGACTAGATAAAAAGCTAGATAAAATCATCTCAATATATTGAATAGATCCGGCAAGATCTGGACTTGGATTAGAATAACCAAAATCAGTCTCTACCTTAGAATCAGGATCAATCGGCAATTTCAAAATAAAGTTTGGACCAATCTGAATATTCTCGGGCATTAAGTTTTTATCGCCCTTCATCCACGCTTGCGCCCATCCTTGCATTTTGACGACATTGCCAAGATCCGATAAAGCGCCACAATATTGAACACTGAAATCAGTAAGGGAAGCCCCACTGCGAACAAAGTATTCAAAGTCCTTGTCATAACTAATATCAACAAAAGGCAAGATACCAATAGGATTAGAAATATTACCTGGATCACTAATGATTTTTCCATTGCCGTCCATCACAAAGTTAAGATCGTTTGTCCACACCGCATACCGCTCAAGTGTCGCTTTCCAATCATCAGGATCGCCAATCTTTTGATTAAGCCGATCTGAATACGCCGAACCAGATTGAGCGTTAAACCCAGTCGATGATGGATTAGCTAAATTACTACCCGCAGACATTTCTTGATTTAGAAAATCATTCTTGTCCATGCTAGAAATAATGTAAGCCTCTGCCTTTTCTGGGTTGATATCACTCGGCACCACATCAACATGATGACTCATCAACACTCGGCAATTTAACTTACCTTCCTTAGGAATAATCATCAGATGATTTTGATTCTGGAGCTTAAAACACTGATTCGACTTCATCATCTTTGAGTCAAAACTCATCGAATTATAATGCGCGTTTAGTTGTGCCGTCTGATTCTCATCAGCATCTTGAAATGTCCGAGAAGGCTTATTCAAATAAAGACTAGCCTCCTTGGTAACAATCCTTCGAGCTAAGTTGATCGAAGACACCACCGGCATTTCTTTAACGGTCTTGCTAGAAAATTGCTGCCGTAAATATTCAACCACATACTGATGTTGCCGATCTTGCATGATTTCATACTGCTTAAGAGATACAGCTTTTCGCTCTTTGTTCTCTTGACCCTTGATTTCGGAAATGATTTTTTTACGCTGATTTGGATCAAGAAAATCTATTGGCACTAATTACCTCGGCTGTGATTCGTACTTTTTAATCATGCGGCTAAATGGATCTAATTTCCAACATAAATATCCTAAGCAGTCCGAGATATGAGTCAAATGTTTATTCGCACCCGACTGGTCTAGTTCGTCGTTTTTCCAAACAACTTTTTCCAAATCGTTAATCAACTTCTTGCACTTCGGATCAATCACTATCCGACCGTCAGTGAATAGCCTATTAATATTGTTAACGCGGTCAGTAACAAAAGGGTTATGGGTTGAATCGATTCTAAAACCGGATTCTCTAAGAATTTGAAAATCAGATTGGCCGGATGTTTTTCTGTTTGCTCCAGTTGAGTCTGGGATAATAATTCCAGCATAACCCTTTTCTTTAAGTGCAGCTGTCATTTTATACGTATCTGAGTTGTTCAAAAACACTTCGTCGAATATATAAAAAGAATTATCCCTATATTGGCCAATAACTGCTGTCATTGGGTCGACGTTGAAATCCATGCCTATAAATATAGTTCCAGGATTTTTCTCTACCGGCTTTACGTGTTTATCCCTATCAAAGCTGTAGTAAACACTCCCGTCAGAGTCGTCATTATACAAGCCCAGTAAAAACCTGTTGCGCTCTTTTTCTGGCATTTTAGATAAAAGATCTAAATACTCTTCGTCAATGTTTTCTAGATTGTCCACCGGGTTCATCAATAGAGAGGCGTAGGCCTCTGGATTTTGCACAGGCACTTCGTCGATTGGGTCAATGTGCTTTTCGAAAAGCCAATAAGCCCAGTGACGCTTTGTCGGTGGGTTCATGTCGTAATAAACTTTTTTGGCTAACCCATTCTTCTCAGCCAACCTTGTTTTAGCAATCTGAACGCTTGAGTAATCAATCTGAGAGCACTCGTTAAAATAAATCGTTGAGTATTCGGTACCTAGAATTTTCTCGACGCGGTCTTTATCATCAAGTCCACCAACCCAGATCTCCGAATCGTTTGCTAATTTATAATAAAAATCACTTTTGTTGGGCTTTGCTCTCAGGTTAGGAAAGCTCAGGGAGAGAACCTTTGGTAAAGTGTCGAGCCATATAGATCTTTTAATGTGGTTAAAGTTTTTTCGTAAAATTAAATGTCTAGATTTTTCCTTAGCTGCACGAACAAAAACGTGTCGACAAAGCCCAAACGTCTTGCCACTTCGAGAGCCACCGTACGCCATAATTTCTTTGGCGTCAGAGCCAAGAAGTATTGCCAGCTCTTTTTGTTTTTCTGTTTTTCTAAACTCAGGCTTTTGCGTCGTCACTGTCAATTTTTATTTGAATAGGCACGCTTGTTGTGTGCTCAGTTTCTTGTCTGTCTTTTTGCCCGAGATATTGTTTGCCCAGCCAAATAAGCATGACTACATTTGCTTTTTCAGCTGCTTGATATTGAAGTCTTCGAAGGGAAATCAGGCCTTTTTCTTTCTTTTCCGCGTAATAGTCCGAAAATTTCATTCCTTGTTCTGCCCAACAGCGATTTTCAATTGTGTCCACTGAGCAATCAAACCAAGCTGCAATTTCTCTAACTGTACATTGAATGTAACAAAGTTTATCAAATTGCTCCCAATCTATTTTAACTGGTTTTGGTCCACGCTTAGCCATTTACACACCGCCTCTAGTTAACTCCCTAATTGCTTTCAATTTAACTCCCTGTGTATCCATAGTCGTCGGCCCCCCTCATCTCTATAATCAGCGTTTAGCTCTGGCACGCACCAACACTTGCTAGAACACTCGTGTTTCCTATCTTCTGGCATGCAGTGAACATCATCAAAAGAATCATCTACTGGTTCGTTCTCGTTCATTTTATTTCGCTTCCGTATTCATCAGTTTTGCGAGCTGCCGCGTAGTCTTTTCGCGCACGCTCAATGCCACCAAAATTTGTATCCTGGATTAAATAATCCCAGATAATATCAAGGTCCTTCCACCCGGAGAACCACCTGTGAACCTGCCAAAATTTTTGCATTTTAACTTGATGCCGCTCAAGCTCCGCGAGCCTTTGCTTGCTGATAATTGTAAAGCCAAACATCATGGCATAGCCGGCGTTAAAGCCTTTTTGAAAACCCCAACAATGGTGGTCGCTGCAACTAACCCGCCTCGCCGCGTTTATATCTTGTTTAAGGTCTTTAGTGCCCGTCTTAATCCAAATTATCGGGTATTGAATACTAGAATAATAATGTGCTTCCATTTTAGCCGCCTCGTCACGCAGTTTCTTTGTCTTGTCGGTCATTCATTTCTCCCGTTCCTTAATCATTTTTAGAATTTTATTTCGTGGCTGAGGGTCTTTCCAAATCCACCTTTGAAAATCCGCACAAGCCCTAATGCTGTCTTGTAGGTGCTTAGGAGCGCCTACTTTTAAGTGCTTTTCTAAATCTATCCATAAAAGCATTGATCTAAATAGCACTCTTCGTTTTGTGCGGCTAATCCCATACACCTTTAAATAGCGGGCATTGCTAGTCACTAAATGTTTTGCGGAGTCGCGGGGTAAGCCGTTTAGATAAGTAGGCGCGGCTTTAATTGTTTTAATATAAGCGGCCCAAATGGAGCCGGCCCTAGCTCGCGGCCTCTTAAAATATTTGTATTGAGATATACCGCTGACTAACCCCGCCATGCGCACCAGCTCAATGCGTTCTTGCAAGGTCCAAGGGCGGCATCTTGGTTTGAATAACTTATATTTTTCTACGATGCTTCGAACCCGGACCATAGGAAATGCTTCTTGAGTTTTTAGTAGCCCGTGTCCCCCATAATAATCACAAACGTCCTTAATTGTTTTTTTGTCGTACGAGAGCCAGTTAATATCCACATTATTATAATAGGCCCAGCGGTCGAGAGTGCTATCACTAGTCCCCACGTGTTTTGCTAAGTCTTTAATTTTCATAGTGCCGGCAAGCTCTTTAACAGTCTGTTCTTGGGCTTCTGTAAGATTACCAAGTGGGCGTTTTTTTAAAACAGCGGCACACCCGGCGCATCTTTTTCTGTTAAAATGCCCTTCAATAATACTTTCGCAGTCAAAGCAAGTGCGTTGCATTTTCGAACTCCGCATCGAAATGAAGGTTTCCGAATGTAACCCCGCCTTTGGCAATTAGCGCAAGCCAGGCGCTACTTTTCACTTAAATACCGAGCCGCCTGGATGGCCGTCTTAATAGTTAAGTTTAAATTCTGGACGCAGTTACAAGCCGCATTTACCGAGTCGGGAGTGATTTCTTTTTTTGTAACTTCTTTCATCAATAGTTGAAGTGTATTAACAGTTTCTACCACTCCGAATCGTTCAGATATTTCTCTAAGTGCGGCTTGTTTTTCGCCGTCGATGACAGCAATATTGTTAGCAGCCATTTTATTTCCCCCTCGTTAAATTTTAATGCAGACAAATACCAACGTATCTTTTGCTCAGCTTCTCTTCTAAAGTCGATATCGCGGTCTCCGCCGAATAAATCTCTTCCGTCACTTCCAACAATAATATCCGCAAATGTTCCGGATGAGTCTTCTCCAATTTTTTGGTCCAGAGAGAAGGCTCCCCGCAACAAAGTGTTGCGAGCAGTCCCTTTGCAAGAGATATATTTAAGATCAATCTTGTCAGTTCTTCCCTCACACTCAAGCCATCGTTTAATTTCAATTTCTTGTTCAAAGTCCTGCAAATCTTGTTCGTTCGACCAATTTTTCACTTTGGGTCAATATACTCTTCAGGCGCCGACGCCGCAGAGCGCAGATCCGCAAAGCTCAGATCCGCAGAGCGCAGATCCGCAAAGCGCAGATCCGCAAAGCGCAGATTCGCAGAGCGCAGATCCGCAGAGCGCAGATCCGCAGAGCGCAGATCCGCAGAGCGCAGATCCGCAAAGCGCAGATCCGCAGAGCTCAGATCCGCAAAGCGCAGATCCGCAGAGCTCAGATTCGCAGAGCGCAGATCCGCAGAGCGCAGATCCGCAGAGCGCAGATTCGCAAAGCTCAGATCCGCAAAGCGCAGATCCGCAG